CGCGACCTGGTACGCGCGCGGCGCCCTGTCGGTGCCGTTAATGAACCAGATGCCTCACTGGCGGCGGACGCCATTCAGCCAGAGGCACAACCGGTGCCAGCAATCACACCGGACAACATACCGTCTGGCGTAAATATTCCTGAGCGCGGCACAAACTCTGATCTGGCCGCTGCCATTTCAAGCGAAGCAGAGAGTTATGCCTATAGCCGGGCTTATGATGACGTGGTACCTGAATACATGGCGCGCCAGCAGGAGTTACAAACCGGCCAGATAGACAACGTTGCTGACCTGCGCACCGAACTTTCCGCCAACCTGCGCCGCGCTGATGAGTTAGACGCTACCCTGCAACAGCGTACAACGGAATACCAGGGCCAGCGGATGAAGTTTAAGGAAGCTCGCCGTCTTGCGCAGAAGGATATCGATGCCGAGAAAGCCCAACTCGCGGCCCGCAATGAAGAGATAAACCAGGCACTTGAGCGTAATGCCGCCGCCGAGCAGGCGCGTGGCCGGCAGGCACAGCTTTCCCGCGGCGAGATACCAGACGACCTGAAAGTCACTATCGCCGAGCGCGCGCAGCAGATCCGCGATGGCATGCAGATGTCGCCGGTCGCCGGTGCAGTGCGCACCGCCGCCAGCGCTATCAGGGAGGCAGACTGGACCGTCAACCAGCAGGCTTACCGCGCCGCGCTGGCGCACATGATGGAAGGCCGTAGCCCGGACGTTGAGCCTTTCTATGAGCTGCATAAACCGGCGCTGCGCGAGCGCGCTATCCAGCGCATACAGAACCCGGTGCGGCAGGTTGATGAAACGGCGCGCCCGGTTAGCGAAACTGCCGATCGCGTTTATCAGGAAACGCAGAAAGCAGATCATGAGCTGACAGCCGCCGCAGCTGATCTTGAGAACGAATTCAATATAAGCAACGCGCTGCTGGATGATATCGCTGTCGATAATCCGGAGCTCGCGGCCACGATGCGCGAAAACCTCAATGCTATTCGCGCTGAGGCCAGCGACAATAGCATGAGCAACGCTTTCCGGGCATTTGCTGCCTGTATGATTAACCGGGGGATCTGATGGCTGCCAACGAATTCCTGACGCAATGCGAGCGCACTGTTAACGCCGCCGCTGGCCGCGAGCTGTCGGCTGATGAAATGGAAGGGCTGGTGCGCGATATGCGCGACACAACAAACCGTATACTTGCCAGCAACGAGGCGCTGTCACTCGAAGAGGCAGCCATGCGTGCCGCCGAAGAACTAAGTAACGCTGACGTGCTGGCAAAACAGATTGAAGCGCGCAATAAAGCGATTAACACACGCGTGGCGGCTCAGCGACTCGGCGAGCTGCGCACTATCTGGAAAGACCGCCCGGATATAGGACTGGAGGCGATACTGGTAGGGCGTAACGATGCGCGCACCGGGGCGCGCCGGTCAGTATCCTCAGAGGTGGCGCAACTTCGCGGGAAATATCACGCAGGCATCAATTACGATTTCGACCGAGCCGGACTGGTTAAATTCATCGCCAGCGGCAGCAACGACCGTGAAATCGCTGACGCAATGTGGCGAATTGGCCGCGGCGAATCTACCGAAGGAATGACGAAACAGTCGGTCAGTGCGGCGCAGATTATCATGAAGTGGCAGGAAGCGGCACGCATCGACGAGAACCGCGCTGGGGCGTGGATACGCAAAGAGCCGGGCTATATCGTTCGACAGTCGCATGACATCATGAAGATCCGCGCTGCCGGGTATGATGCCTGGCGCAATGCAATCCTTCCGCGCCTGGATGAGCGCACATTTGATGGCGTCGCCGACCGCGATCAGTTCATGCGGAACGTCTATAACGGTCTGGCCTCTGGCGTCCACCTGACATCAGAAAAACCAGACTGGATGAACGGCTTCAAAGGTTCGGCAAATGCGGCGAAGCGCGCCAGCCAGGAGCGCGTGCTGCATTTCAAAGACGGGATCTCCTGGCACGAATACAATCAGCAGTTCGGCACCGGCAGCCTGCGCGAAGCATTATTCGGCGGCCTTAACAGCGCGGCGCGCAATACAGGCATGATGCGCATGCTGGGAACCAACCCCGGCAACATGTTCAAATACCTGACAGACACGCTGGCCGAAGACGTAAGTAAGTCAGGCAACCCGGCGGCGCTTGCGGACTATATGACCAAAGTTCGCCGCCTTAATAGAACTGTAATGCCGCAGGTTGACGGTTCGCTAAATATCCCTGGCAGTGTTGGCTGGGCCAACGCTTCCGCCGCGGTGAGGGGCTGGCTGCGTATGAGCCAGCTCGGTGGTGCCGTTATCTCCTCATTCAACGACGTGCCGATCGCCGCAACTGAAATGCGCTATCAAGGGCAGAACTTTATGCAGGCGGTGCTGGGCGCCATGAAAGGGCGTTTCTCCCGGTATAACAGCGCTGAACAGAAAGAGATTCTGTCTTCAATCGGCGTTTATTCTGACGCCATGACGCAGGAAATCATCCGGCGCATCTCCGGCGACGACTCGCTTACCGGGAAAATGGGGCGCGCTCAGCAACTGTTTTTCAAATATAACCTGATGAATTTCTGGACCGAGAGCGGCCGCAACTCTAATGCTCTGATGATTACCAACTGGCTGGCTAAAAATGCTGACCAGCCTCACGCCAGCCTGCCGGAAGACCTGCGCCGCGTCCTCGACCTGCACGGTATCGGTGACCGGGAATGGGAAATTTTCCGTAACATGGACATGGCCGACAGCGAGGGCCGCAAGTTCATGACGACCAGCGGCGTCCGCGGCGTGCCGGATGACGTGATTGCCCGTTATGTTGAAAGCAAAGGGCTGAACCCAACGGATCGCGCAATCGCCGACGCGCGCGACCAACTCGAAGGCCAGCTGCGCGGTTATATCCTCGATCGCCTGAACATTGCTATGTCCGAGCCCGGCGACCGCACGCAGGCGTTTATGAAAATGGGGACGGTTCCGGGAACAGTGGCGGGCGAGGCGATCCGCTTCGCTGGGCAGTACAAATCTTTTACTGCCAGTTTCATGCAGAACGTGCTCGGGCGTGAGGTTTTTGGTCGCGGGTATACCCCGGCAGGGCTCGGCGAATCGAAAACAACCTCGCTTACCAATGCGCTGATGCGTAACGGTAACGGCGCTTTCATGGGCGCCGCTAACCTCTTTGTCTGGGCTACGCTGTTTGGCTACGTCTCAATGCAGGCAAAGCTGATGCTGAAAGGGCAGACACCGCGACCGGCAGATGCGAAAACATTTCTTGCCGCGGCGGCACAGGGTGGCGGGCTCGGCATCCTCGGAGATTTTATGTTCGGAGAAGTAAACCGGATGGGAGCAGGTCCGGTAACGTCTCTGATGGGGCCGGCGGCGTCCAACGCTGACAGCATTATCACACTGCTGCAGCAGACGACGCGCGGCGAGGCGGATTTAGGAGACTGGTATCGAACGACGCTGGATAACACGCCATTTCTTAACATTTTCTGGCTGCGCACGGCTATGAACGGTTTGATCCTGAACCGGATACAGGACTCTCTGGACCCCGGATCGCTTGAGCGTTATCAGCGCCGCGTAGAGCGGGAACAGGGCAACGAGTTTCTGGTTCCACCATCACAATTCATGCTGGGTAAATAAACAAATGGAAAGGCTTAAATTTCTGGCGCTATATCTGTTTATGGTGGCTTTTTTTCTGTATCCGAGCATCACTATGCTCTTTTACGATAAGTCGAAAATAACCGCTATCGATTTCCTGCTAATACTGTTTTTTTTGGCGTGCGGGGTGGGATTGGTGGTGATGGGAGTTGGCAGGCTGATAGAGATAAAACGTAAGAGATGGTGACATGTCACATGGCCGCCGAAGCGGCCATTATTTTATTACAGCGCGCCACTGCCGCCTGGTCGAGAATCAGCTGAACGACCACCACAGCGTGAACCATCAGCAGCAGTATCATTGTCATGCTGACAGTTACCAGCGAATGACGGTGTAGCAGAACCAAGAGATAACAGAACGAACAGCACAGCGATTGCTTTTTTCATTTTACGGTACCGTATGTAGGCCATCGGAATAATGGCCTGACTATTTTATACCCTAAAGGTATTGTGGCAATACTCCCCTTAGCATGCATAACCAACAAGGTAAACGTGATCAGCCTATTACCTTTCTAAACTAACGAATGCTCTTCTTGAGGCTCAGGACGCAGTAGTCAAGATGGGTCTGAATATCACTCAGGGAAACCTGCGTACTGGTGACATAATTAACGAGGGCCACCAGTTCGGCGGCGGCGCCGCTTACATCATGCCCATCCTTCTCGAGCTCTCTAATAAGCTCCATTAGATGCGACTTTTCAACCAGTTCCATAACGCCCTGAGGGCTATTCAATGCCCCCAACTTTCCCTCATCAAGAGGGTGATGATACTGCGACATGCCGCCTCCTTCATCTAAGTACTGTATATATATACATATATCAGAAGGCTGCGATTTACTCCAGTAAAATCACCTTACCTATAGGGTAATTTGTTGCCTTCTATGAGGTAATGATAATTCATAATAGATTTGCCAGGTTATAGAATGCTCATATGCATAGCGCAAAGGGCGCGGCCATACTGGAGCTGATGACATGACCGTTTCGACCGAAGTGGACCACAACGACTACACCGGCAACGGGACAACCACCAATTTTGATTACAATTTCCGGGTATTCAAAAGGACAGATCTGGTGGTTTCCGTGCTTGATCTCGATAACAACCTCACAGAGCTTATCCTCGACACTGATTACACCGTCACTGGAGCTGGTGGCTATAACGGAGGCAAAGTCATTCTTAGCGCGCCATTGGCGAACGGGTGGAAAATTTCTATCTCCAGGGACGTGCCGTTAACTCAGGAAACAGATCTGCGCAATCAGGGCAGTTTTTTTCCGGAGGTTCATGAAGATGCGTTCGACAAACTGACGATGCTCATACAACAGGTTTGGTCGCGCTTCACGCTCGCATTACGCAAACCCAGCAGTCTTGCAAACTGGTATGACGCGCTCGGAAATTACATCAGGAACGTTAGCGATCCGTCACAACCTCAGGATGCAGCCACGAAGAACTATGTGGACAGCCTGGCTGACACCAATTTCCGGCGAACGCTGAGGGTTCCAGAAAGCTACGTAGATACTCTTCCACCAATTGAGATGAGGAAGAATCAACTGCTCGGTTGGAATGATGGCGGGCAGCCGATATCCGTGCTTCCTGTCTCCGGTTCTGCTTCTGACGTGATGATTGAGCTTGCCAAGCCAACTGGGGCACAGCGTATTGGTACCAATCATCGTGGAACCCTTGCTGCCGACTTGAACGCTATAGACAGACGGCCTGATGGATATGCGAACAAAATCAGTGATGTTCTGGCTAATGGACCAGATGTTGAAATAAGTAAAGATATCAATATCAGTGCAACCAACCTTGTTTCAAGTAATAAAACGGTAACAGGTGTTGGTGGCGAGGTTCACGAAACAACAGGAAAGGCAGCGACATGGCGAGTTCAAGGTACAAGTGCAGCACCGATTGAGAACGTCACATTTAATGGCGTGCGTTCCTCTGGGACCGTTGAATCAACTGACGACTCAAATGAAGCTATAGAATCTTTCGCTGTATTCAGCCGATTCAGTAAGAACCTGATGGTTAATGACGTCCGGGCTCTCCCTGGTCTTACCGGTGGGGTTTATTTATCACAAGCGAAAAGCGCCATTGTTAACGGCGTGATAGCGCAGGGAATGGTTTATCATCCTGGCCTCGCGAGAGGTGGGTATGGCGTTTTAACTGATAACGCCAAAGAGACAATCATCAATAACGTCACCATGGACGTAAATGCCTCGCCAGACGGCAGACATCTTCTCTATCTTGCGACTGGTGCGGGTGGAGATTACACGGGAAACAGGAACGTTATTGCTAATAACCTGGTTGGCCGTTGGATTGGCCGAGATGACCGCAATCAGTGGTTTTCTAATATCCGCACCGGGCAGCGGTTTATCGTAAATAACTCAATACTCGAAGGCGGAAATGGAGGCATAGCCTTAAACCCAGAAAACGGTCCGATAACAGACTACATTCTCAGTAACAAGAACTTTGAAATTGTAGCTTATGATCCCAACCCAGTTTATGGGGTAGGGCAAATCAACGTATCGACAGCTGGGTATAACAGTTATAGATTTTTGATAACTAACGGCTTGGTCAATATGCGGACTAAAGACGCAACTATCCCGCGCAATGCCTGCGTCGCTTACAATATAACTGGCAGTAACGGAATGCTCAGCAATTGCGTTATCACAGCGCCTGGTGAGTCATCTCCGATTTTAGTAGGTAACGCCGATCAAGGCCTCCAGAACGTAACAATTAGCAATATCCACGACAATATCGCATCAGGAAGTAGCTCTATCGCGCCACTCATTTCCTTCACTGGTAACTCGGTTTCTAATGTTACAGTCAGAGGGATAAGTACACAGCGCAGCCCAGTGTTTAACAGGCTTTTTGCGGTTACAGATCTGACTGTTGATTTTTCGCGAAAAGCCAGAATTAACTTTTCCGGCGGCGCGGTTACGAAAGTTGATGTCGAAGGAATTACCGGAACTGTCACGCCAACCTCTACTGGATTCATTGTGCAGTTCCCTAGCCACGTCACCCAAAAAGCAATTGAGAATTGCTCAGTTAAATTCCTAAATGCGGGGCAGGCTAACATATCGTCTTTCACAAATAAGATCTTAACAGTTAACACATATGCGGGCAGCGGTGGTGTTTTAAATATGCTGACCATCAATGCCAGCGTCGAAATAGTGCTTTATAGCTGACATTATTGCGCGCATATACCTGCGCGCCTTTCCATTCTAACTTTTATGACGCAAACGCATACATGTCACATCATTTGTGGTATATAATTCATGATTAAAATATATGCCACGGAAACTACAAATGGAAATCAAGAACTTACAAGTGGTTAGAGGTATAGCCGCGATGCTTGTTGTGGCTACTCACTTCTTCGGTAGCTCCCTTAAATGGTTCTCGCCGTACCTTGGCCACATGGGAGTAGATCTATTTTTTACCCTAAGTGGATTCTTGATGGTGTATAGTCAAAACCCCAATAAAAACGCTGCAAGTTTTTTCATGGGCAGGATTAAAAGGATTTATCCTGTCTATCTAATTTTATCATTGCCCATGATAATTGGTGCGTTTGGCTTTGAGCATATTATGTATGCTGTTGGTAATGTCATGCTAATTCCTGGGTTTAATGATCCGGAATATAAGATGGCAAATTATCCGGCGTGGTCATTAGTATATGAAATGATATTCTATGTTATATTTAGCTGCTCACTTCTGATAAAAAGAGACAGGGTTTCATCTTGCTTGATTACGGTCTTGGTAATATTGTCTGTAGTTTGGATGTTTAATGGTAAATATGATAAGCAAGGGTGGGTGAACCTGGGTTATATCCTTGGTGATCAGCTGCTGTTAAACTTTGCCGCAGGTTGCGTCATTGCTCTTGTTTACAAAAAAATAAATGTAAACTGGAATGTTAATTTTTATATTTTCTTGGTTTGCACATTAATTTTATTGTATATGGCACTGCATGAAATACAAAACGTTAGACTGGTTAAGCTTGGGGTTCCATCTTTTCTTATTATCATAATTGCCATATTCTCACGACCAGCAAATGACTTTTTCTACAGGTTACTTTACCTAATTGGCGGGGCTTCATACAGCATATATCTTTCTCATCTGTATTGGGCTGAATTGAAACCGCTTGCTTTAAAGCTGTATGGGCATAACGACATGGTGTTTTATTGGTCATCATCAGTGCTGGCGATAGTCTCGATAGCATTCGGCATTATATTCTTTAAGCTTGTTGAGCAGCCTATTGCTGACTACTTCAGAAAAATGAGCCATAAAAATGCAGTTATAGATGCTCGACCTGAGAATTAATCTACGACATTTTACAGGTGGGCTGAACTGCCAGCCCAATGGATTAGCGTATTGAGCACGCCTATCGAAGTGTATTTCGCAAATAACTTAAGCACTTTTTCATCCATAAAAACAAAAGTAATACTTTATCACCTTTAAGGTAATTTCGTTAAGAGCAATCTTAGGTAATATTATCCGTATGTGGTTTATTGTGTATTATGGACTCACTAACTAAGGGGGTTCTTATGCACATTAAACGGTGGTTCCAATGTCAACCACGATGACAGCAGACACGCTAAATCAGTCTCTTAGCATTGGCGCGCTGGCTTCTGTATTGGCTGGAGTGCCTCCGGAGGTGGCGTTGGGCGCGCTGGCAGGCGCGGTAATATTTGTTACATCGGCGGTTGAGTACCCCATAAAAAGACGGGTACTGCTGGCTGTTCTGAGCTTCCTCTGCGGTCTTCTCTTTTACAAAGCAACAGCGGCTATCCTCATTGGCCTGGCGAGCCTTATCCCGACGATTACGCAGGACTCGTTTGAAAAAGGGATAGTGTTCGCCGCTGGCGCTTTCGTCTCGTCCATTGTGGCTGTACGCATTGGCATCTGGCTCTATCACCGTTCTGAAAATCCACGCGACCTGATCCCGGGGAGAAAAGACGATGACCAGCCCTGAAGTACTGCTCCTGCTTAACGCCATAATCTGCGCGGGTATCGCCATCCGTGTCCTGCTTTTTCGCCGGGAAGGTGCCCGCCACCGCTGGTGGGGCGGCTGGCTTGCCTATGTCGTGATTGTTGTGGCCGCCAGCGTCCCCGTGCGGACCTTCTACGGCTATTACATCCTCCCTGACTGGTCCGACGTAATTATCAAAGCGGTATTTCTCGCAGCTTTGATAAAGACGAAAGGCAATGTCGTTCAGATTTTCAAAATATCGAGGTCCCAACATGGACATTAAAACTTTTAAGAAAGCTGCTGGCATTTCTCCTGAGCTGTCGGCGCGCTGGCATCCGCATATCGTCGCGGCGATGGCTGAGTTCGGCATTACAAAGCCGGTTGATCAGGCAATGTTCATCGCGCAGGTCGGCCATGAAAGCACCAGCTTTACCAGGCTGGTGGAGAGCTTCAACTACAGCATCGCAGCGCTTAATGGTTTTGTCCGGGCTGGCCGGTTAACTCAGGATCAGGCCAACACGCTGGGCCGCCGCACGTATGAAAAGGTACTGCCTCTTGAGCGTCAGCGCGCGATCGCAAATCTGGTTTACAGCAAGCGTCTCGGTAATAACGCCCCGGGTGATGGCTGGAAATATCGCGGACGCGGGCTCATCCAGATCACCGGGCTCGAAAATTATCGCGACTGCGGCGCCGCGCTGAAACTCGACCTTGTGAGCACGCCGGAACTGCTTTCCGATGACTCCAGCGCAGCGCGCTCTGCGGCATGGTTCTATGCCAGCAAAGGCTGCCTGAAATATCCGGGAGATTTGCTGCGCGTCACACAGATCATCAACGGCGGGCAGAACGGTATCGACGACCGGCGTGCACGGTTCGAAGCGGCCCGCAGGGTGCTGTGATGATGACATTTATCCGGGCATGGTGGAAACCGTTGCTGTTTATAGCACTGCTCGCGACGGCATTTTATTACCGGACGGCGCTCACAAAAACTGAGGCATCTTTAACCGAAGTTAATCGTGAATTAAAACTGGCTAAAGATGATATAGCGGACATGCAGCGTCGCCAGCGCGACGTCGCGGCACTCGATGAGAAATATTCTGGAGAACTGGCAGATGCTCAGGGTAAGATTGATCAGCTTGAACGTGATGTTGCTGCTGGCCGTCAGCGGCTGCGCCTCAACGCAACCTGCGGAAAGAACGCAACTGCCAGCACCACCGGCATGGATGATGGCACCGGCCCCAGACTTACTGACGCCGCTCAACGGGATTATTTCACCCTCAGGGAGCGAATAGAGACCGTCACCAGCCAGCTCAATGGACTTCAGCAATACGTCCGCGATCAATGTCTGAAATGA